CCGAGGACAATCTGCATGAACTCGTTGCGACGCACAGCGGCAGCTTCGCGGGACACGAGCGACATGGCGCCCTTGGCCACCACGCGCACATCACCGAGCATATCCGGATCAGCGTTGTAGCGCAGGTTGTGCTGGTACAAACGTTCCAGCATGGGCGTAATCACGTCCGCGTCAATGTTGGCCACCACGTGCTTGAGGCTTTTGGCGGCGTTATTGATCAGCATCGACAAACCAGAACTGGTCCGTCCCGCGCCCGCGACGTGCTCGCCGGTCATGTAACGCGGGATACCCGAGTACTCATCCGCCAAGGTGGCGAACTTCTCCAGCACAGTCAACAGCTCCTGAGCGTTGGAGCTTGGCTGAAAGAAGCGCACGGCGGGGGAGCTGTCCTGGAAGTCGTGGTACTCCGACTGCCAAATTTTCCATGGGTACATCTGGGTGATGTCCTCACCCGGCGGCAGACGGGAGGTGTTGATCTCCACCTGCGGCCCTGAAGCGACACCCATATTATTGGCCAGCGCACGAGCACTAGCGTTGACCATATCCTGCGGATCACGCACCAGGTCGACTACCGAGTTACCCCAGAATGAACCTGGAACCTTCTCGTAACTGGTGGCGTAGTACGGTTTGCGCCCCAGTGGGTCGTAGTTCAGCACTGCTCGGATCACCGTGCCACCCACCAACCACACCTCGCAGGGGTAGCTCATGAATGGGTCCGCGACCTCCGCCTCGGGGATGCCCCACTCGATCAGCAGTTTGCCCTGAACACTGTCCCAGAGCTGGAGCGCGTCAATCAGATCGTCCGTGTCATGGGCGTCGGACTCTTTACCCTCGGCTTCCGCCCGCTCGCTGTCAATCCACAACCACTCATTGAGCCCACCAGATTCAAAGTCCGTCAGTACCGTCTTGATCGCCGCCTCATCATAACCATCGACGCCGATCATGGCTTGCAACGCCTCACGGGTCAGGCGATGGCGCTCGATCAGGTAACCCTCATGGACACTGGACGCCCAAGGCGCGGGGTAGAGCATGAACGGGTCAACCCGCTCCCATTCCAGACCAACCGTTTCAATCGGCTGGAGGTCTTGCCCGGACCACTTGAGCTGCTTGCGGTTGCGAGCTACCGGACCTTTAATGACCGCCGTGGGAAAAGTCACCAGGTCGTCGAGGAACTGGGAGAAGGCCCCCAGCCAGCCACCTTCAATGAGCTGATCCTCAATCTTCAACTCCATGCGCTCAACTCGGCGCTTGGCCTCCTCGCGCATGCGCTTGATAGCTTGCTCCTTCATCTGCTGCGCGGTTTGCCGCAACTGTTCCGGGTCGGGTAACACCCCCGTCATCGAGGTCTGTTGGCGCGCTTGCTGCTTGAAAGAATGCTCCATCCCCCTGACCACGTCTGGGGGTAGCTCTGGCTCCGGGGTATGCTCCAACTGCCAGGGACGGTCTAGGCCCGTCCCCATCAGGGTATCCCGCAGCCAGGCACAGGCCGCCCGGCACTTGACGCTGGTAATCCCCATGAAGATTTCCGACCCACCGAAACTGCGAATCTGCGCCAGTTTCTGCGAGTCGTACTGCCCCCGTCGCCGGGTGAGGTTGTCCACCATGCGCTCCTCAACGTCGCGCTTGGCGTCCTTGGCCTCTTCCCAGCGTTCCCGCACATGCGCAGCCAGGGACTGAATGATGGGCTTCGCCTGCGACTTATCGCTTGCGGCACGGGCTTCGTCTTCCAGTTGCGCAGCGGTCTTGAACGGGACCAGAGACATCACGGGGGCAAGGGCCATGGGGATTACCCCTTAAACTTAGGTGCGTTCTGCGACAGCCGATCCATCGGCGACATCGCATTGGCGCGAGAAGCACCTTCCTGCTTGTTACGCGCTATCTGCGCCGAGCTCGGCATGTAGTTAGGCGTGCTGGAGTAACCAGGGCCACCGGGAGCGCCACGACTCGAACCCATAGCACGACTCGAACCCATAGGACTTCCAGCGGAGGACATCGCCGCTCTAGGTTTTCCACTACCCGAACCCATAGGCCCGGGTCCCGTGGAGGGCATCCCCTCCCGCGCCATTCGCGCGGGCATCGCCGCTCCAGGTTTTCCACGACTCGAACCCATAGGACTTCCAGCGGAGGACATCGCCGCTCTAGGATTTCCACGACCCGAACCCATCGAACTGGTTCCAGCGGAGGACATCGCCGCTCTAGGATTTCCACGACCCGAACCCATAGGACTGGTTCCAGCGGAGGACATCGCCGCTCTAGGATTTCCACGACCCGAACCCATCGAACTGGTTCCCATCGGCTTGGGTCCCATCGAACTGGTTCCCATCGGCTTGGGGCCCATCGAACTGGTTCCCATCGGCTTGGGGCCCATCGAACTGGTTCCCATCGGTAACTTAGCCATTAGTTATCTCCCATAAGACGTTTGTAGTCCGCGTAGGATTTGTCAGCGGACAGTTTGTGGTTATCAGAAAAATTGTCCCACCAGGACTTTTTGGGAGTGGTGGGCGTGGGCTTGGCCGCCGCCTGTTGAGCAGGCGGCGCGACGGACGGACGGCTGGAAGCGGGACGAGAGGGTTTTGGCTTATCCACAATAGTGGGCGTGGGTTTGGGCTTGTTCTTGGGTGGAGACGGCACGCGAGCGTCGTAACCTGGCCTGCCTCTGACGGATTTGGGTAGCTCTGCCGCGTCGTGGTAGTCCAAGTTACTGCGCGAGTCGTACGGCACGGATGGCGAGGTATTCCCTTTCATCCTAGACACCTGTTCCATAGCGTCATCAAGCGAGCCCCTTTTTTGTATGCCATTCGGCTTTAGCGCCATTTCACCATCTCCTGCCGCGTTAGCACGACTTAACCTGTTAGTCAACTGAGAGTTTACGCGGTTGTTCGTCT